CTCCCGTTGTACAATCAAAAAGGGTGACTATTAAACAGCCACCCTTGTTATCATTATTAAAGAACGTCACCAAGCTCAACGCCAAGATAAGTCATACAGGCACGCCTGAAAATTTTACCGCCATTTTTAACAGAAGCACTCACATGAGTAGTATCAGTAAAGCATCCACTCATACACACAATAGCGTGGTCAGCATAAGTATTTGTATACTCTCTCAGGTGGCATCCAGCAAGAGTCAATGCTTGTCCACCGTCTTTTGCATAAATAGGGCCAGTAATGAATGAATTACTGACAAGCATAGCGCTGCTCTGTTTATTACGGATAATACTGTAAGCGCCGCTCTCACTTTCACCGTCACCCCATACACCACTCACCCATCCAGTGTGAACCATTTTAGTATCATTTATAATACCATGCCCATCATTACTGGCGGCAGCATCATAGCTATCACTATCTTTAAGATTTACGTTTACTTCATTAAATCCCATAAAACTATCAGAAATAATATTATTACCGCCCATAATAATTGCGGCAGTATAGCAATAAGTAATATAGCTCTGGTCAATCATATTAAATTCGCTATGATGACCAAGATAAATGCCACAGCTACAATGGTCAATCCTAACATTATTAACTCTGTTACCTTCAACCCCGTTTGTGGTGTGCCGCATCATAAGGCCGCACCCGGTAAAACCACTGATATTAACATTCTCCAATTGGCAATGAATATCAAGAGTATAATCCTGATGACTGGTGCTATCACTTCCAATAAGAATACCGCTTACACCATTGAAATAATTATCTGTCGGCTTATTTGTATCATCAAAACCGTTAAGAAGGACAATAGATACGTTTTTAATAGTACAGTTTTTGACCATTTTTATTGCACACTTATAATTGTTAGCAGGGGTCGTGCAAATAATCCTTGTATTATCAGCGCCAGCGCCCTCGATAATTTCACCCTCAAGCATTGTAATACTACGAATATAATAGTCACCCGGTGCAAGCTTGATATGCTTATTATAATCACGGGCATAAACTACAAAATCGCTACTACGGTTTGTGGTGTCACCAGTAGGATATAAGCTATACTCGTCAGGCAAGGTCTTCCACTCAAGCCAGTTAGAATTATTCATAATTCTATAACTAATACCTCTGTTGGGCATAACGGTATTAAAAATTACTTGGAGTCTATTAGTGCCATTACCAACAGTCAGTAAGTATACAACTCTTGCATAGTTGCCAAGAGTACCCGGAAGATCAGTAATATCTCTTGTGGACGGGATTCTGCAAAATGTGTTATACGTTTGGTTACCAGCGACAGTACCGCCGTTATACTCTGCATACTTAATAGCACCAACAACAGCATTTTCAAGGCCAGCAATATCTCCCTCAACGTCCTCAACTCTCGGAATAAGTTCACTGACCATCTGCACAAGGCTGTCGCCCGCCTGACTCGGTGTATATTGAAGTTTTACAGTCTGTACTACTGAATAAGATGTACCATTAGTGTCCTTTTTAATTCCGCAATAGTAGTTACCAGAAACAGACGGGGTAAATGTAAATCTTCTTTCGTTCTTATAATCTTCAACATTATTCCCAGAATTAAACGTATAAGCAACATCACCATTTTCGTTATAAATATTAATATTATACCCGCTATTATTTACGTTGGGGCTGGCGGGAATAACAATAAACAGGTAATCTTCACCAGCTTTTGCATAGAAGTATCTGAAAAACAAGGTATAGACATTTTTATCAACCGTTTGAAGTACACCGCTATCCATGTCATAGCTTTCAGCGCCAGCCTCTACTTTAAGTTTACCAATTTCAGTAATAATATCCTCAAGTTCATTATTAATAGTAGTTTCCTCAATATTATTTCCAATCTGGAACGGATTACCTTCGTACACAGTCTTGATAACCTTATACAGCGTCCCGCCGATAAATACAAGCTCCCCAACCTCATATTTTCTGTCCGCTGTAAATGTACTCACACTCGGCGCGATACCGTCAATTTTATCAGTATTATCGCTTGTTTCATTAAGCTTATCAACAATCCCCTGAGCAAGGTCACTTTCCGGTATACCATTTTCGGGTTTATTATACGTACCAATCCCATAATATCCCGGCTCATGATCTCCTTCAATCACAATATGATTAATCTTCGGCTTATTATTCAAATTATTATAATTCTTATCCTGCTCAAACTGCTCATTAATCTTTTCTTTAAGTTCATCACTAAGATCGCTCTCAGGAATCCCAGTCTCCGGTTTAGTATATTTATCGTCAATCTCAAGCTTCATTACACCCATATCAAGAACAACGCCATTAATAGCACTAACAATATCATCTTTATTCGCCGTCTTCAAATCTTCCAGCTCACCAATTTTAGCATTAATCCTATTCAGCATTTCAGTAAACTGCTCAACATCACCAATACCTTCAATATTATCAACAATCTGAGTAAGTCTTTTAACATCCCAAACAGTATTTTCCAAATAATACCTTAACTTTGCGAGCACTTCATAGTAACTAAGGCTATCATCATACACCAGCGGCAGGACATTATTCACCCACCAATTTCCAGGGCTATACTCTCTCGGATATAACGGCATAATTTTCCCTCCTTACCAAAGCAACATAAACAAATCTTTTAATTCATCAATTATCATAAGTTCCACATTAATAATACTATCTCTATACTCCATCATAGCTTTACTATAACTAATCCCACTTCTTTTACCGACAATATGTTCAGCCAAATTACTTGTATTCGCAAAAGCACCCGTCCCAATAAGACTAATCTTTTCACCGTTTGTACTTGACGCATTTCTCTTCCCATTTATAACGCTCTCACTCTCACCATTACTATCATCAACACTTGCATTCGTCAAATAAGTCCCATCTTCAACCCCCACAAGTCCACCCTGCGGCGTATCACTGAACTTATTGACACTATGATTTTTCCCACTGTCATTCTTATCACTACTATAACTTTCCGCGCTATTACCTTCACCAGTTCTATCAGTATTCTCAGCTCTATTGTTTTCCCCATGTTCTTTTCCTTCAAGCGTTCTTGTATAATCAGTGTCATAAAAAGGATCATATTTAATCGCCGTAGTTTCAAAAATCTGATTATAATACGGCATAATCTCTCTCATTCTGGTGTTGAGTTTTAATTTCCAAAGTCCAACGGTTTCAAAGCCAATTTCTCTTGTATAATAGTGTCTCAAAATATCTATACAAAGTACGCCTCTAACCTCTGGACGCCAGAAAAAGAAATTATCGAAAATTTTATCCCACGTTTTTTCAAGAATTTTTTCATAAGTAAGTTCATAGGGTTTCTCAAGTATAGCTTCTTCCTTCATAAGTATTTCGTTACAAATATCTCTAACTGTTGTAGTATATTTACTCATTACTATACACCCCACTTCTTGTTCTATAATCTTTCACCATGGGGTCAGGTTTACCGCTATTATTTTCAGTTTCATTCTTAACCATATTTTCATCATCAGTCTGTCTAAAGTCTTCTCTATAATCAACCTCAATGTCAATACCAAACATATCTTTAATTTTTTCAACGGCCTGTCTTCTCATTTCCAGTCTTGTATACCTGCTTGCCATAGTGCCGCCCATATTTCTAACTACTTCATCACTTACAAGTCTTTCCTTTTTCTGATAGCTAATATTACTAATTCCAAGATACGTCAGTGCCTCATTCCACACCTGCATTTTAATCTGGTACAGCTTATCCGCTACCATAGGTGCGCCAGTTGAAATAGCCTTAACGTCCTTCACATTCAGCTCTTTCTGTCCAAAAATGAATGGATAATTTCCATCATACTGCTCATAAAGATTCTGCATTGATAGTCTTTCATTTTCATTACAAAGAATAGCGACAGGAGTCTTCTGTGCTTTGCAATTAACTACAATGCTCTGTTCCAGATCAGCCAGAATACTGGCATAATGGTCAACAGTATAACAGCTCGGAATCCTCAAGTAATTATTATAAATCACCACAGAATTATTTTCATTAAGCGTTTTTCTATACTCGGCATTTTTAGCATACGCTACCCTCGTCTTAGGTACATCGTCAAGATCAAACGGGCCAGAAAGCATAACCGGGAGACAAAGATACTCGTCAAGTTCTTCATCCTTAAAGAAAACACAAGCGCCCTTGAAATACTCATTCTTTTCAATCTGCCTGTCATTAAGAAAAGTCCTCTGCTCTTTAGGAATCTTGCTGAAATCCCACCCAATCATACTCATGCCAAGTTCCATAAGATGATTTCTATATTTAATATAACTATTAACATTACCACCAAGCTGTGTTTTATCGTTTTTATTTCCCCACTTTACTTTTCCTCTCGCCATTTAATCGCCTCCTGTCGGCGCTCTATTATCATTAACTTCAGGGTCATAATTTCCAAAGCTTGCATACGGCATCCAAAAACGAATACCTTTATCAAATATTCCTTCAATTGCCGCTTTCATATCGCCCGGAATCATGCCGTCAATACTACACCCAATAGTTTTTACATAGCTATAGCGAGGTCTTGCCGTAAGATTAGGAGTACCAACACGGTTAGTCTTATAACCATACATGTCGAAAAACTTATCAATAATTGCAGCATATTCAGTCTTAATCTGTTTGTGATACCAGCAGAATGTCATTTGTCCGGCCTGATAAGTCAGATTTCCATTACTATTTCCATGAACTTGTGGTGGTCTTCTCTTATGGTCATAGAGTGCTCCAAGGGCATATGATGTTTTATCAATGACAGAGTTTACTTGGTTCATTACGCTCATAGCATTCTGGGCAGTATTTCCAAAGGGATTTACTACTCCAGCCGCCGTCAATCCAGCATTAACACCGACAGATACCCAGTCACTTGCTATATCGCTTGCTGTTGCCATAATCATCCCGGCATTTTGAGCAAGCCATGCCTTGAAGCTATCAATTGTATACGAGCACATAGGAAATCCAGTTACAGTAATTTCATCATCAAAATTAGGTCTATCAATCACACCGTTATAATTAACAGGCGCACAATACATGCCCGGTTGCATAGAGCAATTTCCCCAGATACTAAAAACATCATACTCCTGCGCGTACGGGTCAAGAAAATTCTCAACTTTATACTCAGCCGTATTCCCATTATTATTTGTAACATAAAGTTCATTATACGGATAGCAGAACAATTTATTATTTCTCGGTGTATAAGTATCAATCGTGCCCTTGCGCATCACTCTCATACGCTTCGGCTGGCATCCGTGCGCAAATTCGTCAGCAGTTGTTGGAACAAATTCGCGCGGCATAATGAAAAGCCCGACAATGGCGTCAGCGTCAGCACTCCCGGCCATTGCGTCAAGCCCTCTATTAAGTTCATTGATATAAGTTAAATCATCTGTAATAGGAAAGCTATAATATCTAATACCACTATAATACTCTCCGCCCCCGCCTTGCCCGAAAAGGCTCGGAATCAGTACGCCGTAGACTTTCGGAAAACCTTCCTGAGTAATGTCTACGCTTGCCGCAAGAACTACAGTTCTGAGATACTCAAATCTGTTGTGCATAAAGTCAAGCCCTGTAGGAGACTCAGTATCTTCCATGTAGCACTCAGCTTCATATGATCTGTACGGCCCTGTTTCAAGTCCCTCGGAAAGAGTATGTTCACCAATTCTATCGCTAACAGTATGCTCCCTTTCAATCAAGCACTGATTGAATTTGTAATCAAACATGTATGTCTGAATGGGGTCAATATGATAGTTAATAACAACCGTATTATTGTTTACATATTCAGTAGAATCAATGAAGCAATAAAACCATTTATTTTCAAAGCTTGTGTTCTTAAACGCCATGTAATTTGCGTTATACACACTTGCGATAATCCTATCAACAAAAATCGTCTGCAAAACGTCCTTAGTAAGTCCGACTTTTATACTACCTCTATTAACTCTTGCGTAGCTATTCTTCTCAAGCGTGACAGGATAAAAAGCGTTCATATAGTTTTCTTGCTGTTCAAGGGAAGTAAAAATGACGGTATTCTCCATATTAACATCAAAAGGAATAGGAGAACCTTTACCGTCAGCTTGGTCAGTTGTGAATATTTTTATTGTACTATTAGGTTCTATATAACTCATTACGCAATACCTCCAAAAGAGGGGGAAAAATTCCCCCTCATTTTATTACACAACTTTAGGAATAGTTCCAGTCTTACCAATATTAACAGTTTTAAGATTAGTCCATGCCTTATAATGCTGATTGCCGATTTTGCACTCGATCTCATTGAGCGTTTCAGCATCAACGCTTGCGGGTACAAAGTAAGCACCGTAAGGCGTTACACCGATCATCTGGGAGACATTGCTCTGATTCTCAACAAAGACAGGCGTATTCTGGGCCAGCGTATCATCGTTAGTAATCTCATAAACAATAGCCATATTCCCGGCATCATCAGTATCAATAGAAGTTACCTTATAACTAAGAGAATCAGGAAGGGCAATCGCGGCGGTGTTATCCACGAAAGCAATCGCATTTGCAAACGGGCTAACACTGATCGTCTTCCAAGTGTGATAGAAGTAGTTCCACCTCAGGCCGCTTGCGATATACTTCTCAGCAAACAGGGCCAGATTATCATACACCTGAAACCAGTCTTCATCTACAAGGATAGCTTTAACCTTCGCCATGAGCGCAAGCTCGGCGGCGGTTACTTCCTCAAGGCCGTCACTCTCAGAGCGGATAACCTCGAACCTCTCATTGTCGAAAGTATTGAACGCATCCACAAGGAACAGGGAACCCATGAAGTCGGCCTTCTCCATGTGGAAAGCGGCGGCGAGAACATTCACATCGAATGACGCATTAAACTCTGCATCCATCATGATAATCTGTCTCTCGCGCGGAGTGGTGTTCTTCACACCCGCCTCGTTGTACTCACTGGACATGAACGGGAGCATGTTGCTCTTGCCGCGGAAAGCGATAGCATAGTTATTCATGCTGGAGCCGTCAACGGCGATGGGCTTCATCTTACCAGCGGTAACGCTCTTGATGATGAGATACTTGAACAGAAGGAACTCGTCATAGTTGGCCGCAGTATACACAGCGTCCACGATCTTGGAGATCAGGTCAGTGACGCCCTCAGTCGAAAGAAAAGCCTGCTTGAGTTGGTCAATGCTGATACTTACCGGATAGAGAACTTTCCAGTTCATCGTATGGAAAGCACTCTTCACGTTCGGCTTGTACTGTTTCAGCTCACGGTTTTCAGCCTTTTCCTGCGAGAACGTGAAAGCCTGAGTAATGCCAACAAAGATTTCCTCGATAGTCTCGCCGTACTCGATGAATCCCTTCTTGAGCCTTGCATACGGGTTATTAAAGGTGGCACTCTTGACGCGCACGATCGCAATACGGTTGATCAGCGAATTGATGAACTCATTGGCAAAGGCCGGGGTGCCATAGATAACTTCGCCAACCTTGGGAATATCAGTAGCCGTCTGCACAGCAGGAACAGCGTTCTGATAAGCAAGAGAAGCATTTTCGCGAATAACATTAAGAATGTCAATAGTGCTTGCGTTCAGCGTACTCGCCGCAATTTTTCTGGGCATATAATTACACTCCTTTATTTTGTAGTAAACAGATCGTCAAACGTTCTCGGCTTCGGAGGGTCAGGCGGGTCATCATCAGGAATGTTCTCACGATTACCCATAAAAGCATCTCTGTACTTCTTTCTCCAAGTGGCCTCAGTGTCGGCTACCTGTTGCCGCAGAGAAGCGATAGTATCAGAGCCACCATCGGCCAGAGTATCACGCATATCTGTCATAAAGTTAAGCACTTCATCGCTTGTGTTTTCTTCACCAACAATGGTGCTGAATTGGGACATAAGTTCTTCCTGTGTTCTGATCGCCATTTTTATTTCCTCCGTTTCCAGTATGGCTTTAGATAAAGCATAAAGTTAAAATTTCCATAATTTACAGGTGATGGTCTGGGCGGATTTCCCATTAAATAGTT